GGTGCAAGTAGTTTGTGTGTTTTCAATTGTTGACGGTGTAATAGATGAAAAGGTTGGTCTTGTTTCTGTAGTTAAAGTAATAGATCCACCAAGAGCCACTGCTGAACCATTGATTGTAATTTGTCCTGAACCTTGTAATGCTGAGTTTGCAATATTCTGTGTACCTGTAAATGTTGCACCGCTAGGTATAGTAATAGTATCTCCACTATCTCCTAGTTGTACATCTGTCCCTGATCTTGGACTTACTTTATTTACTTTAAGTTCACTCATATTAATATGTTATTACCACACTTCCTGCTGTGTTACTTCCATTACCACCACCTGTTGTAGTAGTAGCTCCACTTTCAAGACCGCCTGTATAGCCTGAACCTCCGCCACCAGCTCCGTCATTTGCGGCTTGGATACCACCGCCACCTCCGAAGTAGCCACCGCCACCTCCACCTGCGTTTCCTCCATTAGAATTTCCACCTTGTAATGCTGAACCACTGTAAGCAGATTGACCTCCTCCACCAGTTCCACCTGCTGATTGAGTTCCTCCTTGACCCTCGGAACCACCGCCACCAGCTCCAGAATTACCAGAAGTTCCACCTCCAGAACCTCCGCTATTTCCACCATATGCAGAACCACCACCACCGCCTGCGATAGCTTTTGCGTTGCCTTGTGAAACCGATGTTAAAAATATTCCAGAATATCCTCCACCATCTCCTGCATTATTATTTGCTGAGTTTCCAGCTCCACCATAAGAATTTCCACTAGAACCACCAACAACAATTTTGTATACTTGACCACCTGATACAACTAAATCTCCTTGTGTTCGACCTCCTGTACCACCACTTCCACTATTTCCTACTCCACCTTGTCCACCTGCACCTTTTATATCTAAAGTAATTAAAGTTAATCCAGACGGTACAGTAAATGTTTGATCTGAACCTGTATAAGAATAAGTCGTTGAGACAGGAGCATTAACTGTAATTGAAAATGCTCTATCTGCTGTTTTACTACCTGCTGTTGCTCTTAACGTAAAACTTGAAGTCGTATCAGAACCAACTGCACTTGCAGTACCTGAAATTACACCTGTAGAACTATTTAAAGATAATCCGCTAGGTAATGAACCAGATTGAACTGAGTAAGCAATCGTGTCTCCTTCAGCATCAGTTGCTACAACAGTAATACTTATTCCAGATCTTGCTGAATCATAAATTGTTGCTAATGAACCAGCTGCAGTTGTCCAAGTTGGTGCTGTATCAACATTTATTTGATCGTCTAAAGTTGCAGTTAATCCAGAAGAAGAAGTTACTTTTACATCATAAGGTTCAAGAGAATTTGAAAAAGAACTATCATCTTCAACTGCAGTAATTTGAGCTGCATTATCTATGGTTGTAGAATTTGCAGTTATTGTTGTCCCATCGTTTGCTATAAAAGTAACAACATCACCTGATTTAAAGTTAGCCCCTGATATTGTAAAACTTGTTGTAGTCCCTGAACCGCTATCTACATCTGTAGGGGTAACTGATGTTATAGAAGGAGCAGTATCTAGAATTTTGAAAGTAGAGCCATCATAACCTTCAAAAAAACCTGTTGTAGTATTAAATCTCCATTGCCCTTGAGTAGAGCCACGTTGAGCAGTTGTACCTCTAGCAATAAGTGTACCTTCAGTACCTGAATCTACTAAATTTTTATTTTTTAAATCTTTATAATTAGACATCTTTTAAAATCCATCCGTTAGTTGAATTATAATAAATTAAAGAAAAACCTGCTCTTTCAACACTAACATTTAAATTTTCTGCTACACCCTGTATATTATGAGAGTTTCTATTTACAATTAAATTGTTTGTATCAAAAGATCCCGTTCCATCAATAAAATGTATTTGATTTCCAATACTAGCAGAAGAAGGTAAAGTTGCTGTAACTGACCCTCCAGAAGTATCTATAATATAAGCATTGCCTGCCTCTGCTGTAAAACTAGAAGTTTTTTCAGAATATGCAAGGCCACCTGTTCCCGTAGGTAATGTTACTGTTGCATTTGAAAGATCAACAGTATCACCAGACTCACCAACTTGTAAGTTAGTTCCAGACTGTGGAATTATTTTATCTACTTCTAAAGTACTCATAGTATAATTAAATTTCCTGTTACTGTTATCGTTCCTGTTACTGTTACTGGTCCCGCTAATACACCTGAGTCCATTGTTTGTACTTCATCTAATGTAGATGCATGAGTCACAACATAACCTGTAGCTTCCATTACAGGTGACATTGCTTTCTTAGCAGGGATAGTACAAAAGACTTCTTTCTCTCCTGAACCAAAATTAATTTTAGATGTATTTCCTGATGAATTGCTTATGACTGTGTCTCTAGATAGAGTATCTGTTGCAGCATCGGTTACTGTACCGATACCGACTTCAAACTTATCTGTACCTGTTTCTGTAATACAATAATACGTAGTATTAGTATCACCTACACCCGATACAAATGTAATAAAGTCTTGTGAAGCACCAGCTAGATCTAATGTTCCTGTTCCAGAAGTGGTGCTTGTTTCTTTAACTCTATCATTAATGACAAGAGCCATTCACCCTCCTAACTAATTCTTAATATTGCTGCCGATGTTGTAAATGCAGGAAACTGAATTGTGAATGTTCCTGCAGTTGCAGTTTTATCTCCACCAAAATCTAATGCACATACAGCTCTATCTCCATCAGTATCATTATAAATAAGAGCACCTCTTGCAGTTAAAGTAACTCCTGTAAATGATAGATTTGCAAAATCTACAATTGCTACTCCTGATGCTACTGAAGTTTGTTGTGAAGTAAGTGCTTTTCCACCAGATGTATATCCTGAACTTGAAACTTCATTACCTGTAGTAAAAGATGTTGTTGCTGCATTAATTGTTGCTTGTGATGTGTACATTGCTAATTTAAATGAATCACCACCAGTATCGAAATCATGTACTCCATCTAAAAGTTCTTTTTTAAATGAATTACATACTGCTTGTGTTATTGCCATAATTTTTCTCCTTTAATATTACGGTGATGGAGATGCAACTTGTATTCGAGGCACACCATCATCAAATTCTGCACGTCTTCTTCTTCCCATTTGTTGAAGAGCAAACGCTTCTACTTCTTGATTATACTTGGATTTATACAAATTGTACATATCCATGGGTCCTTTTAAATACGATAGGGCCTCTGTTAAAACGCCATGCAATAATAAAGATTCTTGATATTGAGACAGATAAGTTGAATTTGTTGAAGTAAATCCTGGTGGATCAATTATATAATTAAGTTGTACAGCATATGCTATATCGGGAGTTGGAGCTACAACAAGTGTGTTATCATCCCAATTTGCATAGTATTTTGGTTGACCTGTTGCACCTGAACTATTGTACTCAGATATAAAACTAGTATCTCTTTTTTCCATAAAAGTTCTAGCACTTGTATTAGTAGTATCAGCAAATACTTGCAATGATCTAACAATTAAAAAATCAGCAGGCATAACTATGTATCTTTTGTTAGCTGTAAAAGATGAAGTGGCGTATTTTCTTGTTTCATCATAGTCTACTGCACCTGCTATATTTAATTCTGTATTTCTTATAAATTGCCCAATTAATGTGTCCGACAATACATTAGAATCTACTTCTGTATAATTTCTTACTTGTGTCAAAAAATCTGAATAACTTATTGCCATTATGATATACTCACTGTTACGGTTCCTAAAGCTGTATTAGCTTGTCTTTTTTTATTTTCTTCTAAAGGACTTTCAGAAGGCTGCATTCCATTTGAAGTAAATTGACCATCCCAATATTGAGGATCTAAATAAACTGTAGTTGGAGCAGCTCTTTGTGGTCTAGCATTTAATAATGCAATTGGATCTGCTTTTTTAGGTTTAGGATCTAATTGAGGATGTTTTGCTTCATATTCAGATATGTGTACAAAAGAACCATTCCATTCTTTTACCATTTCAGGATATGGAAAAGCTTGTCCTGATCTATCTGATATTGATTGACTAAATTTTCCTTTTGAATATGCCATTGTTATCCTTGTGGGTAATATACGTTAGGTGAAATATAAACAGAAGTTCTCTGACCATCTTCTTCTAAAGCTCTTTTAAGTTCATCTTCATATAAAAGTTTTAATGCTTGAACTCTATCTGGTGCAATTTTTTGTGATAGGTAAAAAGCTAAACCTGATACCATACAAGGAAAAAATCTAAAAGGCATGTCTGTTGTATTAGTGTATGCACCTGCATCTTCAATTCTTGCAAGATAATAATAAAATATATTTGTGACTGCTGATGTATCAGGAGCTAAGTATAAACTTATTGTTGGTGTGATTTGTCTATCAACATAATACTGTGAAGGTGTTCCTGTAGCAGTTTTATTTGGAATCGCAATATATTCAGATCTAGAAATTTTAGTAAGACTTTGTTGTGTACCACCTGAAACAGTAACAACAGCTTCTAGTACATCGTTACAATCACTTGGTGTGTTGTAAGTTACTTGACCGTTTACTAAAGTTTCTGTTTTAGATTTTACTTTCCAAAGGTTAATACCTCTGTTGCCCCTGTCAGCAAAGAATAAGTTTAGACTTCGTCTAGCAGATCGAATATCGTTACCTGAATTAGTTCTTACGCCACATCTTTCGTAAGCTTCTTCGATAACTTCATCAATAGTGATGTTAAAACTTGTAGTTCCTGATGATGCCATTTCATCCTTACGCTAATATTTTTTCTTGTAAATGTTTAGGTAGATTTTTTTGTGTACCAACTAATTTTCCTGTCTTAGCACCCATGACACCAGACATCTTATAGTTTTTCTTTCCTCCACCCAT